ATTCGTTATCACTTACGTGGTTAATTCGAAAGTATTATTTGCCATTGCTACGCGTACTGCAAATGAATCCGCTAGTTTCTGAATGTGCTGTTGGTATAAATTCACATGGTCCTGAGTGGGAAGAATTTCATCAACATGCCACGAAATTTGGTATGGATCGTTTATTTGGCGGTGATTATGGTAAGTATGACCAAAAATTACCATCACAGCTTATATTTGCAGCGTTACGTATTCTTATTGATTTCGCAAAATTATGTCAATATAATGAGGAAGATATTCGCATCATGGAAGCGATGACAGGAGATATTGTTTATGCATACATTGCATACAATGGAGATCTCATTGGTTTGACAGAAGGAACTCACATCAGTGGTAATTCGTTAACTGTCATTATTAACGGGATTTGTGGATCATTAAATCTTAGATGCTTTTTCTATACGCAATATCCTGCTAGCAATTTCGAAAGTAGGTTGAAGTTTCGAGATTGTGTTGCAGCAATGACGTATGGGGATGATAACATAGGATCAGTCAAGAAGGGATTCGAGAAATTTAATATTAAGGAGTGCTCGCACTTTCTGGCTAAATATGGGCAAGTGTATACAATGCCTGATAAAGAGTCAGAATTACTAGAATTTTTACCTCCTGAGGAATTTGAATTTCTCAAGCGATTTAGTGTATATCATCCAAAATTAGGAGTACATGTTGGTGCATTATTGGATAAGTCCATATACAAATCTTTGCATTGTTTTATGCGTAGTAAGAATAGTGTAGAGACTGAAGAATATGCATGTGCCCAAAACATTGATGGTGCCTTACGTGAATGGTTTAATCATGGAGAAGAGAAGTATGAATCTCAACGCCAAATGATGAAAGAAGTGGCCACTCGTGCGGGTATCAAACATATGTGCACCGATTTAGAGTTGAGTTATAACGATAGGGTAGCATACTGGATAGGGAAATATGGAGAAGATAAGCATTTCCTCCAGATGCCAACACCCATCG